CAACGCGGCCACCAAGGACTCGGATACCAACAAGCCATGTTCTTACTTATCTAAGTAGCTTCATACTACAGGAACTACAACGCATCGGCAGTTTGGGTGAACCGCAGGTAAAAATGGGTAATCATCAAGTCTCTTCTTTTGAACGCGGTGGTATGGGAGACATACAGGACAGGTATTCTCTAATGTCGCTAACCACATCCATTGTTGCCCCGGTGCGGCGATGTCATTCCATAAATCTCGGGCTGATTTATTCGCGACATCCCAGACTGCCGCTGTGATTGTGTTATTTGTTCTGTTCAGCATTTGGTTGGCATAAGATCCTCGTCGTATCTGGGCAATGGTTCGACCGTTGCGTTCTAATGTTCGGACTACTTTGTTAGCGATCTCAGTTGTAGGTAGCTCCATAAATAAAGAATTGCGAACCATTTTATCCAAATCCTTTGCCATGTTTATGGTTAGACGGTTAGCCGTTCCCGGCGATCCTAAGATTGCGTTCAATGTCACACCCCCTATTACTACTTTTTCAAGTAATTCCTGATTACTTAGTACCTCCGGCGCAGGAGCAGGTTGGTCTACATACTTTGCCGCTGCTTTTTGTATTTTTGGTCTTATTACCTCTAGTTCTGGCGGGATCTGTACCCGAAGAACACTAGAAATTGTCGATAAGATTGGTAAGGCTAGGGGTTGGATTTGTTGCCACTCATATATTCTAAATTGTCCATCTGGGCTTAGTTCGTTTACTAATTGACGTAGCTCCAACATCGCGAGACGCAGGATGGGGCGCGTCTCTTTTTCTATTCTGGCCTCGACTTGGCTAGCAAACAATAAGAATAAGGCGAGGAGTTCATCTTGCTTTTCTTTAGTCTGCATACTTGCCGGATCTCATTGGAGTTGGCAAGGTCATTGATCCTGATGTTCCACCTCCGGCAGCATCACCACTGGTAACACCTCCACTAATCTCTTCGTTCTTAATTTGTACCTGCGCTTTCGCTTGCTCTAAATCCATTTCAATCTTGTCCTCCATCTCATCTTTTGTTCTCATCAACTCCTTATCTAGCTCTACATAAGGAGGAATAACTTCTCCCTCTTGCAAGATACGAAGCAATGTCTCTTGTGAGATCTGGTTCTGCATCTGGAGTTGAAGCATTGCAGTGATTTGGTTTCCATCGAGTAGGCGGTTCTCGTAATCCCTTGGTATGGTTACGTTTGGTGGCTCGACACCTGCGTAGTCGGCAGCAATTTTCAAAATATCCGTGATTGCTCTGGCTAGGTCTTCACTGATGATTGACATGATTGAATCGCTGTCAATTCGATCAAGTCGCTTGGCTTCGGCAGCGGCATTCGTAATGTTCTGCCTAGCTAATGTGCTAATGCCGAGACTGCTGATTTGCTCTTCGAGTGTGCGTAGGCAATCCAGTTGAGATTGGAATGAATCGCTATTGCTAGATACGTAGGAAGCATCTCCATCTGGGGGTAGCAAAACAGCCGTGTTAACTGATAGACCTAACTTATTGTCGGAGTCAGGGTCGAAGCCTTTTAGTACGAAGACCGGTTGACTGCCTACGTGAATGCTGTGGTGGTAATCAGTGAAGCGTTGGCAGTATGCGATGTTTAGGTTCGCGACCTCCAATAGCGGGGGTCTAGAAAGGAGTGTCCCGAGACGGTTGGAATACACGGTGACGACTGGGATTTGGTCGAGGTCGTAGCTTCCTGATTCGTGGAGGTACCAGCCGGCATTTCTGCCGGTGGTTGCGTTTTCTGTTCTCCAGACTTCGTATTTGCCCGGTTCGAGGACTCGCACTTGCTCGATGACATCTTCTCCAAATCTTCCCTCTGGTTCACTTACTACCTCCGAGTAGCGAAGTTGGGTTAAGTCGGCTTGGGCTCTATTTCCTTCTGTTCGCCATCCACATATTTGTTGTGCTTCGATTGGACATAGGTATGGGCGGTAATCGCCTGACCTCATCTCAGCTAGGTTGTTGGGTATGTCTTTTGGTGATTCAACTAAGACACTGGTATGTCCATACAACAACGCATCAACTAAGACTCGTCTTGCAAATTCGTTGAGGGGTGTGCCGTCTCCTGTGACATCTTTTGCCCACTCTCTCCAGTACTCTTCGTCTCCTCCCTCTAGGTGAATACCACGCCTGAGTATTGTTCCCGCAGCTTGAGAAGCTAGTCGCTGTAGGAATGGTGGCATTACTGAGTGGAAGATGCGACGGCCATAAGCGTCGTCGTCTTCGCGTGGTTCGCGCGGGATAATGCTCTCCGCGTTTTGGCGAATGGTTTTTGTACCCCCAACACAGGTATTGATTGGATCCCAGAAAGGAATCATTCCGAGAACTGCCGCGTTCTTTGCGCTTGGGTCTTCGGGTTGGTCGTTTTTGGGGATGTCTACCCTTCCGGTTAATCCACCTAAATCAATAAGCGAATTTTTACCCGGACGCGAGGGGTAGGTGGAGCCGGAAACAGTCATGTCACTATTCTAGTAGATACGAATGGTTGAACCACCACTTGTCCAACGACGTAGTGGAGCCAGATAACTTATTGCGTATCCTAAAGCATCTACAGGTCCAGAGATATCATCTAAGCCACCAATTCCCTTGGTAGGTTTACCGGTTTTATCGTAGGTTTGTTGCTCCAGAGCCTTAATTAAGTACTTGCAAGAGTTGTGTACTTTGAGGCGGTTCGCTAATAACAAGACGTTGACGCAGTTTACGCGGTCGGCAACAAGTGGGTTGCTTGATTGTGCTTTTACGATTAATTTGCCTTTCTTTAGGAGGGATAAGTCTGACTCGGAGGCGTTGGTGGTAGTGCGTTGACGGCTGGCTGCGTCAGGGATTACGACTAGGTTTTCTCTTTGTAGTTGGTCGGGGTAGGTGTTAAGTAACTTCTCAACTACTGCGGGGGTGTCTTTGGGGTAGTGTTCATTTATGACGTGGAATTCGTCGCCGCGACGGATGATTGTCATGCAGAAACATGCGGCTACGTTGAAATCTATGCCTATGAATATGCGGTCTTCTTTGTTAAGTTGTTCGTCAGTCCAATGTTTGTCTCTGTCGAAGGGGTGGTAGACAGTTGTGTTCTCTAGGTTGGTAAATTCTCCGTTAATGTAACTTGCAATTAAATTAGCGTCGTAGTTTTGGTATAGGGAGTCAATAAATCCGGGGGGTAGGTGCGGGTTGTCTGTCGTTTTTGCTTTGATCATTCGCCGGTCATCGTTATCTCCGTTTTCGACAAATGTTCGGTAGCACCATTTATATCCTTCCGGGGTGGAGCCGACTGCGAGGACTGGGTTCTTGCCTCCTCGTAATCTGGCTAAGAACATTTCACTTGCTTTTTGCGCTACATCTGGTGGTGAGGTATCTATTTCGTCAGCCAGAATGAAGGATAAATTCTGACCCCTGATGCGGTTCCATGTTTCAGTTGCTCGGCATAGCAAAGTTGTGCTGCCGTGTTCGGTGTGGATGATGTATTCCGGTTGCGGGGATACTCGGAAGTCATGTTCTATTCCGTATTCTTCTAGGAAATCATCGAAGCTTCGCATCCATACGTCACGTAAAAGTATGTGGGTAGGTTCAAAGACTGCGCCGACTGTTCCGGGGTTTTCCATGCAAAGTAATATTGCTTTTGCGCATAAGGCTCTAGTTTTTCCACTTCCGAAGCCTCCAATGAAGCCTAAAATGAGGTGTTTTTGATCATTACAAAATGTTCGTTGGGCTGGTAGTAACCCTTCTACAATTTTAAATCGCAATTTTTCATTAGTTTCGTTCGCTCGGCTGGATACCTGAATCGGTGGTTCGAGGCATGAGCCGCCCGGTACGTTCGCTAGTAAACTCACCTATAAAATCCTTACTTACTTAAGTAGGATAGTTGGTAATAAACATAGGGGGTAGGGTGAACGAGATTATTGCAGCAATTCTTGGGGCTGGTATTTCAGTTGTGGCAATGTTGGCAATGGGGGCCGGTAAAAAGAGGGAATCCTTTACAGTTGAAATATTTAAGAGGCTGAATACTTTGGATAATAAGGTTACTAGGTTGGAAGAGAGGGTCAGTATTAAGGGGGTGGAGGACTAATTATGAATTGTTGGCACTGTAAAACTGAACTGATTTGGGGTAGTGACTCCGATTGCGAGCATCTGGAAGATTATTCGATGGTTACTTTCCTGAGTTGCCCGAAATGCAAGGCAGACGTTGAGATTTTTCTTCCCAAAGACAACAAAACCCCCTAATGTCCTCTACAACTTAGGGGGCTTTGAAGCTATCCAATAACCAAAATGCTAATGCTTGCTAGGGGGGTAAAGGGCATTCCTATTTTACTACCTATTTAAGTTGAGACAACATCTTGGAGACGAAGGGGGTAGGGATGCTGTTAATACTTAAGTAAGTGTAGTTTTAGAATTTGGTTGGGTCTATGAGCAACCGCCCCCGACCGCCCTCGCCGCACAAATCGCTTCCCCGGGGGTGGGTGTTTCGCTTGCATAACTGTCTTTTACACAGTTACGCAAAGCCGGTTAATCAATGAGTCACTAGGGTTAAGAGTATGTCCACTAAATATCAAGCTATGTCCAGTTTTACGGGCTCTTATTTAATATATTTACCCTTACTTATGTATAAACAATAGGGATTAATTAGATGTGGAGCTCCTACCCCTACCCCCTACGCGACGATATGTGAGAGACTACAATCTATTGTCTACTTGCTTGAGTCTGAGAGATTAAATAATTTAGCTTTACTATTAACCGCGCCTAGTGCAACCGCGTACTGGTTACTTTCCATACAGCGTTCAACAATCCGCGTAAGTTGATCAGCTAGTTCTACTGTCATGGTCTTTCTAGATACCTCAAACTCTCTAGTCATCTCTTCATTAATCTCTTGCCTATACCGGTCAACTTGTGAGTGGCCTATATTCCATGTAGTCCGCGCATATTCGATTATCTGAATACGTGACTTTCCATCACGCATCATTGCGTATATTTTATTTAAACGTATTTGTTTATCTCTCTTAGTACACTTTGCCACAGTAAAGAGGGATCTAACAGCATATAAAGCAGTATAAGGGACAATTACTTGATTAAGTAGTAACAGACTAAAAAAGACAATAAAAAAAGCCCACATTGCGCGGGCCGGTTGGTTATTTAATTAAAGCCGGTTAACTGCTTGTGATTCTCTCCCACTCAAAAAGAGCATCATCTAGCTTTGAAACATGCCAAACACGTAAAACCGGTTGAGAATCGCTACCTTTAACAACTAAAAGAAGTTGATCGGTAATAGTTCGGACTAACTCAAAAGTGTTATTAGCTCTGATAATCATTTTACAAACCTCACTCTTTCAATCTGAACAGCTAGACCACCCAGACCGGCAGTTATCCGGCCTTGCCTCTCAAATAGTTCAAATGGGCAGCGATGCTTAATTAATTCACCGTCGGTTGCAATAGCTCTAAGTGTTAACTTTTGAACTGCGTACTTTTTAGAGTTAGTACGACGACCAACTTGAAAAAGTGTTTCACAGTTACCACCCATACAAGAGGAATAGTTGATTAAAACTTTTTGACCATGTTTGAGTGTTTTAAATACGCCAAAATCCATTTTAATAATTCTGGCTTCCTCCCAACTCGCGCCACTAGCAACAGAGCCCGGGCCGGTTAATGCGAAAATTTCTGATTGAGTCATTTTGATGTTATGCAATTGGATTAATTAGAAAATTTTTTACAAGCGTTCATAAGCTTGTAGTAAGAAGGCAATGCAACCGGCCTAGTCATTGAATAAGTACCGGTTGGATTCTTAGTTAGTAGGATTGTTTTCATTTAAAACTGAGCAACTCTTATAGGTCTTTCAATAGCTGTTTCGCCTAGTTGCTCCATAGCCTGATAAATGTCTTTAATTCTCTTCGCTTGATCACAATCATCAAAGCTTAAAGAATGCTTAGCTAATGCTCTGATTAAGTCATTAATGGCTAACTGTTGTTTAACGGTTAGCTCGTCGAATCTTTCACTAACAAAAGAAGTAGGCATTTAATGTGATGCAATGGAATAAAAAAGAGCCCTTTCGGACTCCCTTATTATATACCTACATAAGTAAGTGTCAAATAACTCAGTTGAGTTATTAAGCATAAGTTAATAATGTTTCACGCAAGCAGTTAACGCGCTTCGATAAATCACCATGATAAAGCGAATTTAAACGCGCTTGAGTCCTGATAATTTTATTTTGACCGCGTGATGGGCTCTCATGCGTTAATACTTGAGTTACTGAATTCATAAACCTGTAAAGGTTATCAGTAGGCCCATCAGGTGAACTGGTTAAGTCCATACCATAACCGGTGTTTTTCTTAGAACTAAAGTGGGATCTCATGCGGTCAATGCCGGTAATGTCCTCTATAGTTCTAGCTCTATAAACATTTTTACCTTCTAGCTTGGTATTTTCCTTATCAATAATTGGCTTAGCTAGGGACTCAGCAAAAACAGTTTCTAATGTTTGTTTTGCAATTTCCTTAGTTAGCTTCACCCTAGTTAATCGGCGTAAGTCCTCAACCTGACCGGTAAAGGCTTTGGTTTCTAGATCGATTAGCTGCGGGATATTTGCAACCCAGTTATTGACATTCTTAACATGCCTAAACTTTAAGCCTTTACCTTGACGGCTTGCTCTAGTGGATAAGCTACCGGTAAATGTCCCTAAAGCGTTAGCACATGCAAGGCGTCTAGTACTAAAAAATAGGCCCATACTCTGACTTGCATTATGTGAGTTATAAAGATGTAGATAATGCCTCACGCTGTCACCCTCTACAACATCTTTTTGATCTAGTGAACACTGAATATAGATCTTTTTACCGTTATTCATTTGTAAAATGTTTTCTACGGTTAGACCTAGATCAGTTATCAATTCACATAAAGTAGTGTTTTGTACTGGCTCATAGTGTGGTGAGTGATTACCTAACCACGCATCATTAGAACTATTCACAAGTGAAATAAATTCTTTTGATTGAACCGGTCCATCTTGGCCCATGTACCAACCCTCGCGCTTATCCGCAGTCCATAAAGCGTTAGCACTTTCAAATGCTGCTTGTGGTGTTGTTTGATCGGTTACGTCAAAGCCACATATACTTTCATTTGTAGTTTGCTTATAGTCTGACGCTTTGTATTTTCCGTACACCATAGGAGCGCGGAACCCATCATTAACAAATGACTGGTTTACTTGATTGTTTGTAAATGGCATGTGATGTAATGCAAAAATGAAAGCCAACTTTCGCCGGCATTAATAACCTACCTTATCAAGTTGGCACTGTCTACCTACATAGGTAACTAAGTATTAAAAAGTTAACAATTGATTTTATAGACATATATAAATAAGTAACCGCGCTTTTTGCCTATGCCCTAACTAATCAAACTATATGAATAACTCATAGCCGCGCTCAAACTGTCGAAGCTTTGAAAGCTTGGACCGGTTTCTTTATGCGTGGTCACTTGCCACCGGTTCAAACTATCCCTAGCAATTGTTAGCTTTGCCGGTTTGGTATTTGTTGCCATGAAATAAAATCAGAATGAAAGTAATAAGAATTAAATAACGATTAGCCTATCTATTAGTAATACATAAGGAATTAAAGTAATAACAATTAAATAAGGATTAGCTAAATATAATTATATTTAAGAAATTCAAAATGTAAAAATTTATATAATCAAATCACGAGCTATCCATAACTGTGTGTGTATGTGTGTGAAAAACAAACTGTTTTCGCTCGAGACCCTGACCGAAAAATAAACTGTTTTTCATCGAGACCCTGAACATAAACTCTTTACCATCGAGACCCTAATAACTATTTTACTTCGAGACCCTAAATCAATCGCCAATTGGTAAAAAATTTAAGCTTTCGTTCTCCTGATCACCGGTTCTTTCATACTTGAAGATCTCTACATCACCGACAATCTCTAACCCTTCATGCTCTTCAAAAATAGCGTTGAGATTATCGCAAATAGTAACCGTATCCAACAACTTGTGATAGACAAACTGACGCTTACCTCCCTCCTTAAACTCCATCGTCAAGGTAGTGCATTCAACCACAGGAATACTAGGACGGGTACATTTATAAACTAACCCAATTAAGTGACGAAGGAAACTCACTTATCTAACTCAAGCTGTTTGTAT